TTCCTGCTCCTCAAAATAAATAACCTTTCTTTCTGTTCTTAATTCCTCAAGTTTATCATATTCCTCATCAGTTAATTTGCCATTAACTTTACCCCTCATTTCCAATAACTTAATCTCATTGTCTATTCTTTTAACTCTGAGATCGTATATTTCACTCTCTTTTCCTCTTTGAGCAGATAAAATTTTAATCTGATTATCAATTGCTTTATTTGATTTTTCTATTGCTATAGTCCATGCATCTAATTGCCTTCCCTGCTCACTTGTAAATCCTAAAAAGTCTGTAACACTATTGACAATCTTTCCTAAATATTCAGAAAGTTTACCAAATGATGGCAGAGAATTTGATATTAATTTCGTGAACTTATCCCAATTAACTACCAATGTTCCAACTGCAATAGCCAATACACCAATACCTGTAGCACCTATTGCTGCTCTTAATGCAGTAAATGCACCAACAACACTACCTCTGATTAATGCTGCTAAGTTTACAAATGCATCCTTAGCCTGTAAAACTTGTTCTAATCCCTGTGATAATGCAAGAGCAGATTGAACTTTCAAAAGCTGTTTTTCAACCTCTTTACTTTCTACACCTAAAAGTCCTATAGCTCCTTGAACAGCAGCAAATCCACCTGCAATACCTTGTATAGCTTTACTAATAGCAGGAAATGCACCTGCACCTTTAGCAAAGTTTGCAGTAGCCTCTGCACTATCTTGAATGTTTTCTTTTAATGCACCTATATCCTTTCTTAATTGCTGAACTCTTGGATCAGCTTCTCCAAATTGTTGAGATAATTTTAAGGCTTCAAATTCAGCCTCTTTAAGAGCCTGTTTTAGCTCTCTAATAGTGCTGACTGTCTTTTCTTGACCGCCAATATTTATCTGTAAGTTTAATTGTTCTGCCATTAGAATGTTTTTTCAATTGCCTTTAATAAACTAACTTTTGTTGTAGTATAATCCATAGGGTTATAACCTTCAATAGTATTCAGCCTGAACAGAACCCCATCTATCCAGATCAGTTTTCCAAAATCCAGATTATAAATATCTATAGTATTGAGCAGGGCATTACAGGTCAGGAGCTTTGAATCTTTATCTGTAATCTCTGCCATATAATCTGAATAGTATGCATTGAATAGGTTGGTAGTTGGATATGTTGTTGCACTAAAGAATATCTCTTTAGGAGCTCCAAAGTTTATATCATTTGTTGGAGTAAATGGATCATCAAGATGTCCAACATAAGTATAAGTAGTTACATTGGTTTGCTTATTTGTGTTTCCATCTTTTATTGAATATCCTGTTCTGTCTGTGATATACTTAGCCTGAAAAATTCTGATATTAAAATCCATTGATTCCTCAACTCCTCCTGATCCAACCTTGTAAATAGCAGGATATATTTTATCCGTTCCTGTTGCCTGATATAAAACAGATGATGAGAAAATTACCTCAGTTGTGTCAGTATCTTTAACAAAATCAAATGTAGTATCAAATATATTATCCCCATAACCCTCTGCATATTTCTTTCTGTAGTTCTCATTGTAAACATCATTATCTTGTTTATACTTGAACTGATAATATCTCGCATTAATTTCACTCATTGGTTTAATGCTCATTGGCTTTCCTCTGTCAATCTTATTAGTCCAATCCTCAGTAGCTCCTGAATAAAATTCTATGTAAGGTTTTATTATAATCTTTTTTTCATCCACAGGATCATCGTAAACATACAAATTAAACATCTTGCATATTGACAGGAAAAAGTCCCTCTGGAAAATACCTCTTGGCAACTGTTTATCCATCTGGATAGTTTCCCCATAGTTAATAGGAACATCAGTTGCAGTTTGAGAATCTACTCTCAGATAACCGCTATCAACATCATAAGTATTAGCAGTTGATGATATGAAAACATCAATGTAATCATTTTGATTCAGAGTTGTTGTATATTCTAACTGTACATTTAATGGAGTTGGAACTGCATTTATCGGAAATGTTTCTGAATCTACAGTAGCTCCATTAACCCTCAATGATATTGTTACATCTTGAGGAGCAGCAGGATAAACATCTGTGATCTCCAAACTCAACTGAGCTGAGATAGTGCATCCCAATGCAGTTGCAGAATTATAATAATAGGAGTTTCCTGTGAGTGTAAAGTTACCTGCAGTTACTACTGTAAAATCAGGATAATTATCTGTTGAATAACTCGCAGCATTAGCTGTTGCATAAAATGCCTGAGTTGAAGTATTGGATAATGTTTTTGAGTTTGCAGATATAACCAATCTGTCAAATAGTGAATTACTCAGATATGGAAAATCCCATGTGTACCCAGATTGAATCTTTATTTTTTCAAGCATTTCCTTGACCTTAAAACATGGTCTAAATGCCCTGAAATCAAAATCCACTTTATTTGTGCTCACATTACCTTTGTCAATCAATCCAAATAAAACATGGCTATTTGCCACACTTGTAGTTTGATCTGTAATATTTGCAGCAGTCCATGCCTTATTGTATGCAGAATATGCAGAATAACCTCCTCCAGATACAGTTGCCAAATCCTCAAGCCTATTGTTTCCCAGAGCTGAAATAAATCCACCCAATTCCCCGAAAACTGCACATTGATACTCTATGGCTGATCCATCTTTAACGATCTCTAATATCCTCAAAACCCCTTTAAAAATCTGTATTTTATCAATAAAGATTCTACAGTTGGCAACCTTCGAGGCATTGAAATTATACCCTATGTTTGGCTCAGTATCATCTGTGATATTTGCGTTTCCCAGATCAAAGACAAAGCCAAATATTTTATTGTTATTAGCAGTACCTGTAATGTTAATGGTTTTGCTGAAACTCGTATTTCTTGAACCAAAATCCTGAATGTCATCAATGGCATAGCTGAACTCAGTTGATATTTCATCAACCAAGTCCAACCTATTATCCTCAACATAAATCTCTGTACTAATCATCTGAATTGTGAGTTAATGTATTTACTTACCTCAATGTCAATCTCGAAATTAAATATCTTATCTGCAGCCTGTACTTTATAAGTATAATTTGAGCTCTGTACTGTTACAGGGAAATATGCACCCAAAACCTCAATGTAGCAAATGCTTGAACTAACCAACTGAGAGAGCCATGTGTAATCTTGCTCACTAACCCAATCACTAATCAAATGGAATCTGTCTTTGTGTTGGATCGCATAGTTCAAAGCTGTTTCATTATATCTGTTGTAGCTATCTACATTTTTCATCTGATTACCAGATAGCTGCCAATCATTTCTCCTGTATGAGCTCCTCTGAAACTCTGAACTCCTCCGATTGACCAGAGCAAATTTCATAGTGTCCCAACCGCCTAACCTATTCAGGAAATGCAGATTATATTGCTTGTATTTAGGATAGCATTTCTGCCTCATCTTTAGAACTCTGGAAACTGCCACCCCTCTTTTCAGGTAGAAATTATATCCATAGGTAGAGTCTGTTATGATAGTTGATCCTGCCCATGTGTTAACGTGCTCTGCCTGTAGGTTAAACAAGTTCATTTCTCCTGCAAGGCTAATGTTAGCACTTACTGTAGTCAGCACCTGCTCACTCGAATTTACAACCTCAACCCATGCCGAGTATGTTCCTCCTGTTTTTTTAAAGTAGGTAGCATAAAAATTATCTCCGTATTCTATGCCTATATTATCTGTGTCCCTTTCAGTCAGCCAATCATCTGAGAAATTCTCAATCAGGAGATTATCATAATAGTTTGACAGGACTAAAGGAGTATTATCATTGACTGCCAAAATATCGGCAAACAGAGGAGGATAATAATTATAAGAGCTAAACTCTCCAGATGCCATATTTCGAGTAATTGTACCTGTTACCTCCTCACCCACAGCCACATTATAAGTTACCTTTAATTTGTCATTAGAGGCAACCAGAACAGAGTTCCCTGAAGGTTCAAAATAGTTAGTAACATATGCTCTTACTATTGGACTCGCATTGAAAATTCCATATCCTCCAGATGGATCAGGGAAAACCTTCACAGTAGATACTATGTTTCCGTTCACCCTTACATCATACACAAATTTGAAATTAGTAGTCCCTGAGTTTGTTGAACTCGAAACAAACCACAAATCATCATGCAATGATGCATATGTAGCAGGACTATCTGTTATTGTTATTGCCATAATCTTGTCTGATTTGTATAATTATATCTGCTCCAATTGCTGTTTCTATAGCCTCTTGGAACTCTTTGTTAAAAACTTTTTTAACTGCTCTGTCAAAATAATAGGTTGCTCTTATACCATCTCTTTTAATTGCAGTTGCAATCATAAAACTAAGCCTTTTTTTATTTGTAGCAGCATCAGTCATTTTCTTTAAACTTCTCCTTTTTTTCTGAACCTTACTCAAATCAACCCTATCTGCTGATACTGATTTTCTCGCATTGGATAACCATTTAGCTATTGAATTAGCCATGAAATAGTTAACCTTTAATGAATGGAAACTATATTTACCAGATGCCTTTTTAGGTTTAGCCTTTTTACCTCCATACCCTTTAACACCCTGATTTATATAATCAAAATATTTAATTTGTTTTGAATCTAATGGATAACCTACCTGCAATGTTGTGGATGTTCCATCTTGCTCAATAATTGGTACTGATACATCAGCCAAACCCCCTGTATTTATTGAACCTGATTTCTCAAGATTCTTTCTTATGGTATCATTAAACTCTAAACCTGCCTGAAATAAAAGCTGTTCAAGTACAGGGAATGTGTTAGGATCAATCCTCTGGTATGATCCTGAAAACCTGTTTAAAAATTGATCTCTTATAAATTTTGCCTGAGCTCTGTTCACAATAATAAATGAGGGAAATTGAGGATATTATCTCAGAAAAAACCCCTGCATAGAAATGCAAGGGGATCAAAACAACCGCTATGAAAAAAGCCTTAAAACAAATGCTGCAATAAAATCTCTTTAAGTAAATGATATGGCAATGGACTGATATATGTCCCATGCCCCACATGAATCTCTGTGTATTCTACCCCATCTCTCTCATATGGAATTATCACATCCACAGTATTAAAATAAGCCATCCTCCTGTCTAAATCCTCCCAATTGAACTCCATGTCCAAATCTTTTAGCATTCTGGTAGTGTCCGTATGATATAAGATTTCAATCTCCATTAACCATTCTTTTTAAAATCTCGTTCTGCTTTTAAATATGCCAGAGTGTTAAGATAGTGAATTATTGGTAATTCATATGCTTGGCTAACTGTGATATTTTCGTAGTCGGCAACAAGTTTGGTGCAATATTGCCATCCATAATATTCAATAAATCTGCTACCGCCTTTTCTGGGTTCGTTGCCCCCCTCAATTTCATCTGCTCCATCAAATAACCCTTCGAAATTTCTATCCAATTTCTGTAGACATGATAAAAAAAAACCACAGAATGGTAAACATCTACAAAATTAGCGGATAACATATCATTGGAATAGTCCTCATGTTTGGCTGAATCATACTTATCTAATTTCCACCCAAATAAAGTCCTTTTCATAGGATGCACCAAAGAGGCTGCTATTTTGTGCAGATTGGTTACTAAATCCTGAGAGAATGTTTTCCCTTCAATATACCTCGCTCCATTTATTTTCCTGACATCATAGATGCATTTGTACCTTCTACTATTTACAGTTATGTATTTTACAGGCTTCCCATCTATTTCATCATAGAGAAATTTCAGCCTCTTTTTCTGTTTATTGTATTCATCTATGTTTAAATTATCAACCTGATGCAGAGTCCACCCATTGATGATAGCAATCATCTTTGAATCTCTCTCAATCTCATCCTGTTCCTCTCTGGCTTTTACAATCTGCTGATATTGAAATACGTTTATATCTTTCCACTCCATTTTTGCTCAATTAAGGTATAAATAGCTAATGCAATAATTGGAAAACAAAGGATGCAACTAATTGGAAACCACATCCAATACATCAGATGCTTTATCCTTGACCTCAATTTGCAAGGTCTTGCCCATCGCATCAAAGATTTTTGTAATAATTGATAATCTTGGTTGAGTGCCATTTTCAAATCTGCTTATAGAAACAAAACTGATGCCTGATTTCTCAGCAAGTTGTTTCTGGGTTAGGTTTTGTTTTTGTCTTTCTGCTTTCAATAGTTCACCGATCATATTTCTATTTGTTTTATAATTTCTGATTTTGGAACAGTTAGTTTATCTAATAAATTAGCCACCTCCTGTTCTGCCTGTTCCTCTGTGTCGCATACTGCCATACATTTGAAATTAAATGTAGGAGCATCTTTCAGCCATACTAAAAATTCTACCTTGCCAAAAATGTCTGTTTTCTTTTCGATTTCAAGTACCATAATAGTTGATTTATAAATTAAAGATAGTGATAAATATTTAATGTAAAAACTTTTTTAATCCATCTGCACTTTTGGTTATTGCCTCTGCTCTTTCATATAGGCTCTTTATCTGGCTCTCAATCTCTCTTTTGTCATAGCTGCAGTAGTAGCCATTAGATGTAGCAATAACAGGTAGGATGCCCTCACTCCTGATGAAGTTGGTAATCTTTCTCAGCCTTGCTCCTGTCATCTTGCAGCCGAAATCATACTTTGCGTTTAACTTCTCGCAGATGTCATCCGATTTAATAGGATTCTCTTTTGTCTTAGTTGATAGTCCCTGAATGATCAAAGGGATGAAATGTTTCTCATCATCTGATAGTGGACAGGTTTCGTTTTCAAAGTTGGTTATCATTTTCCGTATGTTTCGTTATAGTATTGTTCTGCCTTTAATACATCATCTCTCCTTATTAAATCAAATGTTGATAGCCTTGCATTCATTATCTGCTCCTTCTCCATTGGTAAATAAACTTCATCAATTATTTCAAGTAAGTATGGCATACATGGTTTATATATGTCATTTATTTTCATTAGTTCAACTAATGCCTGCATTGCTGTTTGTTGTGCCATAGTTATTTGTTTATATTGACTTCTACCGTATCTAACTTGATGCTATCACATATTGTTTCATTATAGTATCCAATATGCCATTCAAATTTAGAATTTAGCATATTGAAACCGTAGTGATAGTCGTATTTTGTTGTATCATGTGACTTAACGCAATTCTGTATTACTACATAATCATGTCCATTTTTAGTAAAGTCAGGCTCAACTTTACAGCTTGACAATACTATCATCAAGACTATTATTTTATTACTCATTTGTATTATTTAAGTAAATATATTCTTCAGCTAAGTTATCTGCATCATTAACATGATTCAATTGTGCATCTAAAAATCCTTGATTGTATCCTATCTTAAAATCTTCCTTTCTTCTATCACTCTCTATTTGTTTGGCTTGTTTTATATATTTATCCCATTCTAAAATGTTTGGTTCTGCATGAATTAATTTTTCAGCCAACCATTCTACTGCTGTCAAAGTGTGATTATTTGTCACGGTTTGCTGTGCCATATTATAAACAGTTTTGATCTTGAAGTAATCCGATAATGATTGATCCGATGATTAAGGCTAAAATTAAGTTTAAAGTTTCCTTTTTCATAACTTGGTTTTAAAGGGGGATTGCTCCCCCTGTTTAATTAATCAATTAAATAAGCTAATGCAATAACATTATCATTTGATATGATACGCAAAAAGTAATTTTCAGTTTCACATAAGTTGTGATAGGTATAACTTATACCTGTTTCAACATCGAAACCTTTGATTTTACATAATTGCTGAAATCTATACCAATCATCCTTTTTAAATTGGTATTTTCTGATTGATGAAATTTGCTGTGTTTGCATAATAATTGGTTTTGTCTGTCAAAGATAAACCTTTCTTTAATACAAAGTGCAAAATAGATAAACTTTTTTTTAAAGGAAATTGTATCTGCCAGAACCTGCCTTCATGGTCATGTTATGGTAAGCCAGAGCCAGAGCCATAACTGCATCATCATGGAAACCAGATGGAGCTGAGTATTTCACCCCTGTTGGAGTATATTGATACTCAAACACTTCTAACTCCTCTGTAATTACCCCCTGAGGGAATCCTATTTTTCCTGTCTGGATTGCTGTCTGCAACCCCATCATTAATTGCTGTTTAGATTGAGATGTGAACTTAAGTCCTTGAATCTGAATGCCTTGCCTCAGCAAATCCTCATAAATTGGATCGCCTACTCCTGTGCTATCTATGACTATCGGTTTTCTGGGCAGGTTTAGGATTTCCTGTTTAGTGCTGCCCCAATCCTTTTGAAACCTCTTTAAATAGCTCACATTTCCGTTTTGATCCAATCCTATGATAACAGTCCAATCCACCGATTTAGCGACATCTATGCCAAAATAAAGGGGTTCTGAGAGGCTTTGTGGTTTCGTGCACATTTTGATGAACTGACTGCCAAATGGATTAGAGGCATTTTCCATAGGGTTAGCCATGTATTCCTGCTCAAATACTGCTATAGGTAATTGGCTTCTCGCATCATCTATCTCCTCAGGAGCAATATGGGGATTATCGTATGTTGTAAACTTGAAACTCTGCCATCCATGCTCTCCTGATTTCATGTACAGGGAATAGAAATAATTTTGCCCTTTGGGAGTTGACAGAAAGATAGCCTTTCCTCTAAAGTCTGTGAGGGTTGGTCTGATAGCATTGAGCCACCCATTCTCAAGGTTGGGGATATAGGATGCCTCATCTATGATAGCCAGATGGAATTTCTGTCCCCTAAGATTATCTAACCTTTCACCTGTAAAAAACCTGATTGATCCCCCAGAGAAAAAATTAAATACCAGATCAGATTTGTTTCCTGTTACATATTCAGCATCCAATCTGCTGCCGATTTCCTCATAGAATATTTTAGCTAATTGGTAGGTAGGAGTAATGTATGCAACGAGCTTTCCATTCAGGGCATTATCTATAGCAAGGGATTGACTGATCACACTTTTCCCCCACCGCCTTCCGCACATCAGAACTATAAACCTCGCATCACAATCCAGAACTTTCTGCTGAGTCTGATGAGCTATCGGTAGCCACAGGTCTATCTGTTTTATTTCCGTATCTGACAACTATTTCAGTTTTTACTTTATCGTTGTTTTCGTTCTTAGTCCCATCTGACCATTTACTCCTAAATCTATTAATCATGTTGAGTCTCCAGATTCTATCATTGAAAAATGGTATCTCATTGATCATTCCCATTCGCCCTATTTTCTCCCACCATATCATAGATTTTTGCGTTCCTATCTCTTTGGAGTGCAGAAAATCAGGAAATTTTTTTTCCCAATCATACAAAACCCTCTCAGAAACCCCGACAATTCCACCAAAACTCTCGAATGAATATCCCTCACTCATATGTTCTATGAGCATCTGGCAGAACTCCTCTTTGTATTCTGTAGGTCTACCTACCTTGCCCCCTATAGGTTCTTTCTTTTCTGTCATGTTTATTAAATGATTTTTGAGCCTTTCCTTTCTTTCTTTTCCCAAATGTAACTTTTACTTTATCTGCACCCTTTTTCATATCAACTGATAAATTTTACTCCATTCTGTAGGGAGGGTTAAATCTTTGTGTTTCCTGTAACCAACTGTTGCGAAAAATGCATCCCATTCCTGAGGTTGTTTTATGTTTATATGCCCCCATTGCTCATCATTAGCAGATTTATGAGGAGTGCTGCTGAATAATATCCAGATAGGAGTAGCCTGTTCAAATAGGGCAAATATCTCATTATCTGTCATGTGCTCCGCTACTTCGATAAATAGCATGATGTCAACACTCTTTAACTTATTGATGATTTTTAGCTCTGGAATCCTTTGTTTTAGGTAGTCCCTGTGAGCCTTGAATTTCTCAATAGCCTCTACTTTATATCCTGCCTCTATTGCTGCCTTTGCGTATGCTCCAACTCCACATCCGTAATCTATGACAGTTGTTCCGTAACCATTGAGTTGAGCTATAGTATTTTTAGCCAAATCCAGAAACTGCAGATTTTCCAGACTAATTCCGTTTTCTAACTCTACTCGCAAAAATTCTTTATCAGTAAACTTTCCCATATCTTTCTATAAATAGTTCATGTTGTTGTTTTAACCATTCTGTATGCTCTTTCTTGTCCCCATATCTCTCATGGCACATCCGACATACTGCCATCAGATTTTGGATCGTGTCTTTATCTTTTGAGCTACCCATACCCCTGCAATCAATATGATGAATGTCAACAGCTTTATTACCGCATACTTCACACCCAATGAAATCATCAATTCCATATCCGAAATATTTCATGTATGTTTTCGTGTGAGGTTTCATATCGTTCCATCTTGCAGAGGCAAATCCTCGTTTATTTCCACCCTCCGATAATTCTCTTTCCAGAGAGCCTTTGTCAGGATGATGGATTTTCTTTCAATCTCCTCCTCACTCGCCTCAAACCATAATAAATGCAGAATTTCATGGATAATTATCTCAAGATGCTTTTTCCCTTTGATAGATGGATCAATCTCTATTAAGCCATCACTATGAGCTATGCCCCATACCCTCTCCTTACCGAGTTTTCGGTATTTAATTCTAATCTTAGGCTCTACTCTATCATGCAGCTTTAACTTCATCTTTCATTTCTAACAGATCAGGTCTTTCCAAATCTGAAACTTCTAATTTATGTTTCCCCCTCACCTGTGCTAATGCTCTCCTGTAAATGCTTTCCTTAATATGCAACTCCTGTAGTTTTTTTACCAGAAAAACCTCCTGTTCTTCAATGCTCATTTTGTTAACTTTTTTAGGTATCATTTGTCAGTCTTTTGATGCATTTTATTGCAAGTTTTACATTTGTACATAACCTTAATAACCCCTGTTGCAGTAGTCCTCACCCCATTTCTTACTATATCATCACTACCACACTCAGGGCAAGTTCCCCGATATTGACCAAATAAAACACCATAGTGAGTTTTCGGTTCAATATGATTGTTCAAATGCTTGAAAACTTTCTCCAATAAAATTACATCATTTTTGCAATACTTAATCATTTTTTCCATTGCTGCCTGATCACTATCCAATAGTATTGCTTTCCAGAGATCAAACTCTGTTTTTATCTTACTGCCAATGCCTAAATAATTAGCTATGTAATTGAGCCTGTTTGAGTTAAATCTAAATTTACTTCTCGCAACCTTGAGAGTATCTATGGTTGTGTATTTTGGGAACATATCAATCCCATGAAAAAGACATCTGGTTCTGATCCATGCCAAATCAAATTTATCTCCATTGTGCCCAACCATTTCATGTGATTGGTCTGCCACCTTGATAAATTCCTCAAGCATTTTTTTATCGTTCTGTTTCTTATCCCAATGGAGTCCGTAAACTTCCTTTTCATCCTCCCATTTGTAACAAATGCAAATAATTGCCCTCTCTTTTATGATATTAGAGTAGTCAATATTCTTTTTGAAACCTGCCTCCCAGAATAATCCAATGTTAGGACTCGTTTCTATGTCAAAAAATAACCTCCTGCGTTTAGTCTGCATATGGTATGTACTTGGTTTTGCCTTGCTCCTTTATAGCTCTCAAAACCTGTTTCCTCTGCTTTCCTGAGGCTGAATAACTCACATGAACCCAATCAGGATTTTGTTTTGTCCCAAACTCCCAGATTAATTGATCAAAATCCAATTTATCTTTTATAAATTTAAAGATTTCTGCATTACTAATATCAGTTCCATCCATATCAATGTCAAGTGCCTCCCCAGAACTATGCTGAGATTTCATTGCACCGCCAATAGCAGCATTTAATGCCTGTGATCTGTAACCACTACTAATACGGATAGGCTGCCTGAAATTGGCTCTAATAGGCTCGAAAACTTTCTCAGCTATGAGTTTAAGATTCTTGGTATGCTCCTCTGTAGGCATATTAGAAATCCCTCTCCTCTTGGCTGATTCGCTCCTCGTTACTTCTACTAAATCCAGATGCTCACTTAGTTTCATCTTTTTTATTTATAGCTTTTTCATATGAAGTAAATCCTAAGGCTGCTGCTGCTAATCCTGCAACTGCCCACACCAATGCATCAGATGGAGTATGCTCTGAGTTATGATTCTCATAAAGAGTCCAACACAAAAAACCTGCACAGACTAAACCTACCAATCTTTTACTTGATGCTTCTCCTTTGTCTGATAAAAAACCCTTTGCCCAATCTATTAGCTTTTTCATTGTTCTATTATTGTTGAGTCAATGGAGCTTGAACTATCTGTGCTGATACGTTTTTTACCCCAAAAATTTGTTTTCTCTTTGATATAAATGGTATCTCTAACAATAACTGTTTTTGTTATTTTAGATAATTCATTTAATTTTTCGTTTTCTTTTTGTAATTCTACAATTTTTTTCTCTGCCTGTTGAAATTTATATACTATTTGCCTCTCTTTCTTAATAATTATTTTTTCAGTAATTGGCAGCATTTTTATCACAGAATCATACAATGGTTTTTCAATGTCTTTATTTACGATAATCTTTTTATTATCGGTATTGCATGACATTAATAATATCATTAATATGTATCTCATTTGATTTTTCCTAATTCTTGCAAAACCAAAAGTTTAGATGCAGCAGCAGATAGAAGGCTGTCCGATCTTTTTAGCTGTGCAGAAAGAATATCAATCTTTGCCTCAAGTTGCTCAATTTTTTGACCTTGTTTTGCTATTTGCTCATTATATTGCATTTTGCCATCTACATACAAATAGCTGATCCCTACAAGGGTAATCAATAAAAAAGCCTTGACAGGTTCTTTAGTAAACTGATCAAAGCTGAAAGTGGGAATTATTGAGTTTTTGGTTTCCATTTTTTCTAAATCATTTATTGTCAATTTCGTTTAATTTTCTTTGTGCCCATTCTATTCCTGCCTGACCGCCCCATGCATCAACAGCTAAGCCTCCACATCCTTTAGAATATGGAACATCTTTATATTGCAAATGCCTTGCAAATGATGCCATTCTTGAAATTGTTTCTCTGGAAATGGGCTCTTTGTTAGCTAACATATTAGCTCTGGCTTTGCCTGTTTGAGTCAGGCAAGTTCCCCAACCATTTTTCTCTGCCCATGCTACTGCTCTTTTTGCAGCATTTACTGCAGCCTGTGGGTAATCCGTATAGGACTGAACCATTGCAACTCTGATGGCTGCCCATGCTTTGTGAGCTTTCTCCTCAGTTTCATAAATACATGATCCTGTTCCGATTCTGTATTTTCCGTTGCTGCATTTGATGACAGGCATTTAGAGTAGTTTACTATAAATGCTGTTTCTTTTAGAATTTATCTCTTTAAAGTTGTAATGTTTTGAGCAATAATCAAATAACTCCTGACCTAAGCCTATTCGCATCTGCTCATCCCTGAGTAATGAGTTGATATGTTTGTTCCAATCTGACTGCTTATTAACATACAAAACAGGCAAATCTTTGTAAGGATGGACATTTGAAACTATGGCAGGATTCTTTTTAGCAGCAGTTTCCAGAACCTTGAGATTTGATTTCATTCCGTTGAACTTAGATTCAACCAGAGGAATCAGGCTCACATCAGAATCTGCATAAGCTGCCATGTATCTGGTAACATCTGTGTATCTGTAAATGTGAGTATCAAGTTTTCTACCTGCAGAGAAATAATAAGCCATGTAATTCCAAATGTCCCCCTCGCTCTCATTATACCCTGCCAATATCATTTTAACATTCTTGCCAATCAATCTTTTGAGAGGCTCTTTTAGAATCTTTAAATCCTTTTCATGTGTTCCGCTACCTGCCCAGAATAACCTGAGTTTATCTGATTCTATTTTATTGTCCAGAAACTGCTCCTCTCCATATGGCAGGGCATTAGGCAAAATATCTACATTAGGATTATATTGATAGATTGCCTCTGCGAGTCTTTCGTGAGTGCAGGTATTCAAGTCTGCGAGTTTAATATATTGCAGAATCCTGTCTGTTATGCCATTAGCCTCATATCTGTGATAAAGTACATGAGTTGGATCAAGCTGCCAAAAATCATCATTATCAACTACTAATTTGAATCCATATTTTTTTCGCCAATCTATGATGTCCTGAATATTTATATCAGCCAAAAACCTATTCATCAGGAATATGTCCCAACCTTTTGCAACTATTTCCTCACTCAAAGTATCTGTGATCAGGCAGTAGTCTTTCTGCATATGCACCAAAGGCAGCATTATCCGATGATAACCTACCCCTGAGAATTTACTCGTTATGGCTAATATTCTCATTTCTTAGGTCTGCCTCTTTTTTTAGGTACATTTTCCTGTACAGGTTCTTGTACAGTTTCTTGTACAATTGGCAAATCCTGAACTACCTCCTGAGGCAAACTGAGATAATACCTGTAGAGTCTTTGGAGCATTTCCATTACGCAACTGCTGCACCATTTAGTTAAAACAAACTGAGGATCAATGTATGATTTATAAATGTGCTCATACATATTAAGCAAATGAATGTCCAGATTTCTTACATATCCATTCTGGACAGTATGGTAGTTGCCAATATGTTCCTCTAAATATTCTTTGTGTTCTTGTTTCATATTAAAAGTTTATATAATTTGATCATTGTATTTCTTGCCAATGGAGCTACCACTCCTGCAGTAAACATATAGAATGCAATCTGAGTGAATATATCAGGCAGAAAGAGTAGTAAAAGTGCTACCCATGCAGCCAGACATGAGGAGCAGTTAAATGGCTTAAAATTTAGTTTCCATTTCATATGGAACATATGTATCTCTGTAAAGAACAGAGCAAACATTACAGATGCTATTAATATCATTTTTTAAGTTTTTCAATATACAATATGGCATCCATTAACTCCTCTTGTAAATGGTTTAGCCATTGAGTCAAATTTAGATCATCCCTATCCAGAGTAGTCCCATATTTTTTGATTCCTGCCTCACTCCTGTTATAGAATTTATCTATAACCTCCTGCACTATGCTATCCTCTGATTTTCTTTCTAAGCTCATTTTTAGTCTGGTTTAGAGTTCTTATTATACTCATGTATGGAATCCCTGTCTTTCTACTCAGCTCTCTGGCATTTCCGTTAAACTCGAATGCATACAATCTGAGAATCTCTTTCTGATACCAATAAAGTCCCTCCACATGGTTTAATATTCCCTCTGTTATATCTATCTCTTTTACATCCTCTTTTTCTATCTCAACCCACTCCACAAAATCCCTGTACTTTCTATAGAATTTTTTATCTGTAGATTGTACCAAGTTCAGCATTATTCTGACTATGTAAAATCTTAATTGTTTCCTATCGTACAGATCAACTAATTTCTGCTGATCCAACTCCGCCAAAATTAGGAAAACCTCACTTTTCAAATCCTCCTGCAACTCCACAGGTTTCATCTTAGAGATAGCCTCATTCACTTCTCTACTGCTCCAGAACTCTGTGAGTATCTCATTACGCAAACTCTCCAAACTCACCAAACTCAATTAAAATGGGTTTGCCTTCATCCTCTGTACAAATGTAAGCCTTACCCCCACAGGTAGCAACATCGTGCAACCTACTGACCTGTTCTGGCTTTACTGTATCTCCGATTTTTTTAACTTCAACTGCAACATAAATACCCTTTGAATCATAGCCTTGCAGGTCTGCCCATCCTTTCTCAATAGTTCCCTTTCTTCTCCTGACAGGGATATTATTAACCCTGTTGAGTCTTACCCCCTGTTTTTCCAGATACTGCTTTGCCCATTTTGTAAGTTCTGAGGCTGACAGTTCCTTTGTGGATGTCAGGTTTAAACCTGCAATGTGGGCACTCTTTGCTACCTGTTTTGCCATTGTATTCAGTTACAGTATAAATTTTTAAACAAATCTTACACCTCATAAAGTTACATTAAAGTTTTGAAATATTCAGCAACTGCCATTCTGCGACAATTTAATTCCATCTGCTCATCATCCTCAAGAATCTCTTTCATCTGCTTTTTCTCTTTATGATCTGAATATCTAAACTTTTCTTTAATAGCCTTTTCTGTTCTTTCCAGAGTTCCCTCAAAGTCTGTTATTAATCCTCTGCTATGCAGAATTTTAAAACATCTCAACCCATTGAAAATATGCTCCCAATCTTTATTTCTCTTGTATATCTCGAATGATGTCTGCAGGATTTCATCATCAGATACCTTTGGAGCTTCTATTTGTTTTGTTTCTGGGATAGGCTCAGGAACATAATTAGCTCTAACCCATCTGGCATAGCTGCCCATCATTCTGGTTAGGTAAAGGACTGAAAAGTTCTGGAAAGTTTCCGCAACCTCATCCAATTTGTTTTTAGCACACAGCTCAAATGCCAGATCAAACTCTCCTATAGGTAGGTTAGCATAATCAACCTTCATCATTTTTGATATGTAGTTTAACTCAAATTCTGAAGGCAGCCTTTCACCTTTTACCCCTAATAGGATCATCCCTTTAGTGATTATTTTCAATATATCCTGAGAATCCGAATCCATCAGTTTTGGACTGTTCCTCGCTTTTGAGATTAGCTGCGACTCTGTTAAATAAGTCCTCATACATTTGCATTTTAGTTGGTTTGTTAAAGTTAGTTTTAAAATTAGAATTATTTATCCAAACTGACAACATTTTTTGTTTCCAATTTTTTACAGGTTTCCCTTTTGAATCATGCCAATCCGCAACCTCATAATATTCAAATGCCTGTTTAGCTTTTTCTACTGTACTGCCTTTTTCTAAGAAATAATCCTCAACTTCAGAGAGTGATGGCTTTTGTATATTCTTAGTCTTTTGTATAACATCAGTCTTTTGTATATTATTAGTATTTAGTATAGGGGCACTTTTACCGAGATCGGGAATTTCCGAGATCGGGTTCACCGACTGTCGGTTTTTGTAAATCTCGGCAGGTATATCATACACAACATGATTCCAACCTACAAATCTCCCTGTTTTAGGATCATGCACCTTTACACTAAGAATATAGCCTTTCTGCTGTAGGTTTCTAAACAGCTTGTCTATAGTTCCTTTCTTGTCTGGCAATTCATTGTAGAGATTCTGCCTGTAAATAACCCAATCACATGGTAGGCTCAATAGGAAACTTAAAAACCCTTTTTCCTCAAGAGATAGTTTTTTACTTTTTAAAACCTCGTTTGGCAAAGTAGTGAACCGCTCAGTTGACCTACTTTTTATTATTTGACCTGTGTTCATAAATAATAATCCCTGAAGGGATTGGAAATGCAGTTCCGCACCCATCAGGGAAATTAATGTTTTTAATTCGAGGCTGCATCCTCAGAACAAATATACTAAATTAATTGCAATTTAGAATCCAATAAAATTTTAGTCTGACTGTATTTTTCTGCGAAATGCTCATCAATATCAATCAGGTTTTTACAGGTCTTTATGCTATGTAAAATTGTTGTATGATGCCCATTTGAGCCTAACTGTTCCCCTATCTCCTTAAGGGTTAGGTCAGTATATTGTCTGAGCATATACACCGCACAATGCCTCGCATCAGCCACTCGCTGCCTCCTGCTATGCTCTGTGCAATCCGTATTAAATACCTCGTTAACTGCCATGATTATTTCCTCAGCAGGTCTGCGTTTATGCCTTGCTATCCTCTCAACTACAGGGAATTGATCCAATAGTTTCTCAAGTTTACCGATCATCTCGTAATGATCCTTGATGATAGATTGGATAAAATTTCTCGTAATTGATTTAGTTGATTCTGTCTGTTTCAAAATGGTAGATCGTTTTTAGTTTTTTCGTAAATAGTAAATTGCTCATTTCCAAATTTGTCTTTTTTCTGACTGAGAAAACATACATACTTATCATATGCATCTCCATTTTTAATAGAGAGTTCTAAAAATTCTCCCTTTTTGCCTTGTTTCTTAGTCAAGAAAATACCTTTAGCAAAGTTCGGTTTCGTTGAGTTCTGTTCCATCTGTTATTTGATTTAAAAATTTAGCCTCTTTGGTTGGGTTCTTATCCCACTCATCTAACATATTTAGCATCTCGAAATATCTACTTTCTGAATACCAAATGTGATGATAAATCTTTGCCATAATGAGCATTCTTTCCTGTGGTGGTAGTAGTTGGTAAGAGTTCATAATATTTGAATTTTTGCTTTTTCAAATGAGATTAAAGTTCTGATTGCATCTATCTGATGTACTGCAGCAGAGCAGCACCTCTCAAATCCTGTTTTTAGCCTGTTCCAATCCTTTGCCTTTGCTTTGATCATCATGTTGAATGTAGAGGCTGAGAATTTATCTAATAGCTCCAGATTCACTTTGCACTCAATATCTACAACCTCATCTATTCTATATTGGCATTCAGTCATGTAATTACCTGCTCTGGTCATCAGGATGGATAGATTATTTAATCTCTCAATGAGCTCCTCTGGCTCTTTCGGGAGAGGCTGCTCAAGATATTTAATCATCCTTTGGTAGTGGTCATTGTATTTATCCAACATTCTCTTTGCGTTTTAAAGTTTTCTTAATGTCAGATTGAGAGTAGTTCATGCCCATTGCAATTCTATCTTTATCCTCTATCTGGTTTGCCTGTAGGTTTAGCAGAGCCTTTTGGAAATCCTCGTTCTTTACTAATGCTCCGATCCTTATTGCAAGTTGCTCCTTTTGCCTTTCCTCATAGGTTGTATTTTCTAAAAGTGTTAGCAGGTACAATCTGTTTTCCTCGCCTACTTCATCAATGGGTTCTTTGGTTCGGTTAATGGCTTTCTCTACTTCATCAGCAGATGCTATGCCTGTGTCAATTCCGATATTAGCCATAGCACAGGCTCTACCTACTGCAGAGGTTTCTGCATTCTCTAATGCTGATGTGTGATTTACTTCTCTGTAATTGTCTGATTCGATTTCTTGAGCATGACCTGTGTAGATGTAATCTCTGTCAGCTCCACTAATTGTGAGTTTGGCTTTTACTACCCACATTCGCCTCTCAGCGAAATACTGATAGTCTGTTTCAATGTTATACTCATAATTTTCATTGAGCCATTTGATTCTCTCATGTACAGGAACATAGTCCTTGCCTTTGATTTTTACTGTTTGCATAATAATTGGTTTAGGGTTCAAATATATAAACCCTTTGTTAAATGGCAAAATTTATTTTTGAGCCGATTAGCAAATTTATTCGGCTCACTAATGTGCAATATATCGCCCAAATAATATGATTTTTGGTCTATATTCTATACGATATGTGTCGAAAAGTGCAACTTGCTACACTTTTAAGTACTTAAAAATGTAAATGATAACATTAATTGGCAGATAAAAAAATTCCCCCTGTACTTACAGAGGGAACTTTAACCAACTATTACGAATTGCAAAAATAGCTATTAATCCAGATACAAGTAAGTAAAACCAAAGTTTAAATTTCCTCACTCTTTGCAACTTGGTTTCCACATCGTTTAAATCTTTCTTTAACTTTTCAACCTCTTTAATGTGAGCAGCCTCATGGTTCTGGTAATCTCTATGCAGGGATTCCATCTCCTTTTGATGCCTCATTTTCAAGGCTTCGATTTTAGCAGTATTTTCCTGCGTTTTAATGACCTCTTTTGTTAAGGTAATGGTTTTGCTTGGTGGACAAATTACAGGCAAAATAGAGTCCTTAAAATGAACCAGAATGGTATCAGGAGCTGCCTGAATGGTATCTACCACTAAAACCTCTTTAATTTCCTCTTTAATAGGGAATTTTTCAGCACAGGTTTCTGCAAGTTTTCTCTCAGAAAGGCATCCTGTTAAGAATAGGCTAAAGATAAATATTTTTTTCATATTTAATAATTTATCCCAAACCTGCATTAGGATCATTAGGATTATTTATCCATTCAATATCATTATAATTCTTGCCCTCAAATCTGAATATAAACTTTTTGATAAAGTTTATACTATAGTTCAATATTTTCCTCATCTGGTTTATTAAATGTTACTCCGTTTACCCATCCCTCTAAAAACCAATAGTCCTCTAATCCATCAGGATTGACTATATCAATTACTTTAAATTCAATCTCTTTCTCTGCAAGTTCTTTAATCTCTTTGTTAAGTTTTTTTATGCCATCTTTATTAAACTTATAATTGCCCTTCTCATCTAATATGAGATTTCCCTTTTCATCTACAGAGGCATTGTCCAATCTTAAATCCTCCAGATCAGCCTGATATTTGTCTATAGAAGGTTTTAACTTCTCATAGATTTTAAATAGCTTTTTCTGAGTTTTGGTTTTCTGCTCACCTATGTAAGCTCCGATTAGATTTGCAGTTTGAATCAATTGTTGATTAGTCATAAATTAAAATTTGTGCTAATTTACAAATTATTTTGATTTCATGGCAAAGGCAATTGCACAATCGGTGGATTTTTCTGATTCTCGATCTGTGAATCAAGTGCTGCATCAAGAGCTGCAACATCAAGCGCACTCTCAAGCCATCCGCATACTTGCTCAAATGTCAAGTCTGCGTAAGGGGTAAATGCTGCCTCGTGAGGTGCAGCGAAACTTTGAGCTCCATAGATATCGCCATAATAGGTCTTTTCGCCATCTACTTCCTCGGCATCTCTGCGCCAATGTACGGTTGATACTACATCTATCAATTCACCTTCTTTCGGTACGCAATCCATTGCGGATATAATCCAATAATGTTCTATCATATTAATTTAATTTTGATTTTAATTCTTCTATTTGTGCTTGTTGTTCTTTAATTATTCTTTCATGCTCTTGCCATCCTGCTATTAAATGAAATGTAAATGCAGTCTTATCTACTCCCCAGTTTTTATAATTTTCAGTACCAAATAATTCTTGCTCACTACCTTTTGAAACTGCTCCTTTGAATGTTTGATATAATTCTTGAGCAATTACTCCAATTTGTATATTCTCTGTTGAATCTTCTTTCCAAGAATATTCTCGAATTTTTGTAGAAGAAAGTATATCAATTGATTTTTTCCTATCTGACAAACCAATAATATTTTTCAAATTAGCATCTGATGTTGTATTATATCTGGTCAATCCAGCACCTCTATTATAATCAATAGAACCTCTACCAGTATATGCAGTTTCAGTTCCAAATTCAACAAATAAGTTGTTACCTGATGTTCCATTATTCCAAAAGTTAGCTGCCCAGTTATTTGTAGAGCCGCCGGTTGTTTTGAACATAGCACCTAAATTGGAATTTGTGACATTAAATCTTTCACCTTGTGATGAAACATTAGTTTCATTAATCAATACATTCCCCCCACTCGTTATGGTCATTCTATTTCCGTTATTCACTGCAAATACTAAAGATGTATTTGACTGAACATAAGTAATTGCAGCCATTTCAGAATTTGCACTATTCAAAAATCTTACCTGTGCAGAATAACTTGCATTTGTATTTTGTACTGATATTCCAACATTTCCTGCTTCTGATGCAGCAACATGAAGATTGTCTAATGGCGAATTAACCCCGATGCCGACATTGCCGCCACTTGTGATGGTTAAAAAGTCATTAGTTCCTAAAGTACTTGCTTGACTTATTTTGAATTTATCACTATCACTATTATCACATCCAATTGACCATGCAGTTACTTCATTGTTAAAATATACAAATGGGTCACCAGATGCAGCACCGCCAGTATGCAATAATAATTGTGCGTGTGCTGCTGTGTTTCCTGTATTATTGTCAATTGATATTGTTGTTGATGCAGCTTGATTTTTTAAAACTTGTAATTGATAACTCGGCAAATCAGTCCCGATGCCAACATCCCCACCTTCTCTCCAGTATGTTAAAACTTTTGAAGTTGTATTATTATACAGATAGGCTCCACTACTATCTGCATTAAATGAATAAACATCTGATGCAGTTCCAGTTGTTCTTTGAAATGTTATAGCTTGCTCTTGACCTATTGCACTTACTCCTGAACTAAACGTAGCACTCGTTCCGCTTATACCATGACTAAACGTTGATGTTCCATCTGTGTTGAATATCACGTTTTGACCAGCAGTTGATTTTGCACTTATGTAAAGTGGTTGCTGTGAACCTCCGCTTAGAAATGTAGTAAATATATAATGTCCAGATGTAGATGCAGTAAATTTTAGTATGTTCTTTTTATTAACTAAGTCTGTCAATTGTAAAATACCTTCATACAGATATGTATTTAAATCAATATAAAACCCTGCAGGAGTTGTAACACTTCCTGTAAATTGTGCAGTTAATCCGTTTATTTGAGCAGGGAATGTCCATGTTTGATCCGCATTGATTGTTCCTGCATTTGTACCTCCATTTGTTTCAAAACGAATAATTCCACTTGCATTATAATTTGCAAGAGTTAGTCTGCTTTCACCAGTGTTATAATACAAAGCACCTGATCCTGCAGTCATATTTGTCAGCTTGATTGCTGATCCTTGTACAACTCCAGTAAATGTTGAACTTGTACCACTTAATGCCCCAGTGAGTGTACCGCCAGCTAAAGGCAAATATGTAGATGAAGCACTTGATGTTGTTAAATATGTATTACTATCAACAGAACCATCGGCTTTTAAGAATTGAGATGATGTACCTGCAGTCTTTTTTATTGTAGTAGCTTCAAATATTCCATCTACATAACCATATCCACTTGCTTCAAATGAATTAGTGCCATTGCCAAAAACTAAAATGCCATCTGGCTTTATTCTAAATTTAGTTGAATAAGTTGATCCAGTCCTTGTTGTTGACTGCATTATATTTAAATCACCCGGATCAAGCTCATCATTTTTAATCTGCCAACTTCTTGATGCAAGATCAGAACCATATCCCAATTGATAAAAGCTATTTGCACTTGTTAAAAATGCAGCACCAGTTACATTAGAGCTAAATGTCTTTGCTCCTGCAATAGTTTGTGTGCCAGTAGTTATAACACCACTTTGAGTTGCACTTGCATCTAAAATTGATATTGTATTTGTAGTTCTAACTAAAGGAGATGAGAATGTCAAAGGCTGTTCTGGAGTATATCCCAAAACAGTTGCTATAGATTTATGCTCCCAAAGTTCAGATGTACTATTGTAAAAAATCCCATCATTATTGTTAGGATTGAGTGCATCGACATTATGCAATTCCTCTAATTCTACTCCGTTTTGCACCTTAACCTCAATGACACCATTAACTGCATTCTGAGTAGTTACGATACCAATATAAACCAAATGTATTGGAGCATATGGCTTTGTGCTTGTTACTGCTCCTGCAGTAGTTCCTGATAAATACAACTGAGTTCCCGCAGTATAGGCTGATGTATCAACACCTGTAATTTGCCCGACAATAACTACAACTCCATTAGAGTTATTAGATATATTATCCTGAACCATTCCTATAGTCTGTGCCGAAGTAGCATCATCATTAGCCAATGCCTTAGCAATAGTAGGATAACCTGCAGTAGCTCCATTGATGTAAACTACTGTACCTTTATTTATTGTAGCTCCTGAGTTATTTCTAACCTGTAGAACTAATTTATCAGATGAAACAAAAGTAGGAAACTGAGTATTTACCCAAGATGATCCGTTGTATCTTAAATAATCATTAGTCGCTGCAGATGTAATTGCCACATCTCCAAGTTGATCAATATTATAATCCCCCTCCTGAGCTACTATCGTTCCTGTTCTGCCAAATACACTCGCAACTGCATTGCTATTCAGAGATTTCTGCCAGATAGTTCCATTATAAACAACCCAATCTCCAACCGCAAAACTGATCGTTCCGCTACCTAAATTCTGTGAACCTGCAACATTAACTAAATATACATCTCCATTATCTCCTGTGCCATCTGCCAGAGTTGGAGTATTAGTTGAGGCATTCCATGTGCCCTTATATTCCATGACTGATGAAGGCAACTGTGAGGCAGGAATCTTACCTCCTGAATCCAGAGTTGCAACACCATTAGCCAAACCATAACCATAAGTGCTAACAAATTCACCATTAGTTACCTGAGGAACACCTGTTCCCAAATTGGTAAGAGTTAATCCTCCTGTAGTTATTGGATCAGTTGTAGTGTTTCCGTTATCTGTAACCTGCTGCAATGTAACTGATGCCTGAGCACCAATTAAATGAGCAACCTGCAACCATGTGATTTTCTTTAGCTGCCCTGTGATAGGATCGCCAATGGTAGTTAAATCACTTGTCTGAGGATTTACGTTAGTGGCTAATTGATTTATTTTTTTTGACTCCATAGTTATTTAGTTGGAACTTGACACCTGTCATTAATTAATGGTAAAGTTAAAGTTACATCTGCTCTTACACCTGCCAAATAATCTGGATCACTCTCCGTAAAATACTCCAGAGCTATTGTATCAGGAGCATCCCAAATATTTGAGTTATTCCTAATCTGTGCAACAATATCTCCGCAAACTTGAGTCATATCAGATAACACCTCCTGACCTTCAGTTTCTTGCAACTGCCTGTCCATAAAGTAAAGGCTGAATCTGAACTCAATCTGTTTAGCCAGAATATTAGAACTCTCCAGAGTTATAAACATGGCAGGATATGTAACATCCTCTTGGCTCAACCTATTGTACACCTCGCCAAAGTACACAAAGTTAATTTGTGCGTGTTGGTTTCCGTAGTCTGTTAGTTGTTTTATTGTTTGGTTTAGTGTTAGTGTTGTTGCCATTTTTCTGCAGATAAATCTTTAATTTCTGTTGATTTTTTAAGTTAGCTTGTTTACTCATAACAGCAAGGTGGATTTGAACCCTGATAAATATATTTAAAGTTTTTCTCTACAGGTTTGCCTCCGCAACAAGTATCATCTCCCAGATAAATAGTTGAATTATATCCATCATGCTCTGGTCTGACCACATCAATGCCTGATCCCCAATTGAGATACAGAGGAAAGTTTCCTATTGATGATTGCTGCTTTAGATATTTAATGAGCCTTTGTTTATAGAACTCAGCTCTGGATTTGTACCTATTCGCTACATCTATCATGTCCTGCATAGATGGACTATCAAAATTATCTCCTGTTTTTCTCAGAAGTCCCTTGTTATAATATTGGAAACTGAGTCCCTGAGGCAGCTCACTTAAAACAAAGTTTACAAGAGTATCAACTATGTAATCATTCAACAGAGTTACTTCACCCTGTGTAAGATCATTAGCCTGAATCCCTGCCTGTAATCTGTTGTAAAGAGCACTACCCAAAGCAGGTAGAATGTAAATGTCCTGAGCAGCTTTAATTTCTGGCAGGATCAATTTCTCATCTACATTGTTATGAAGTCCTGTCCTATCCTTGATAGTGTCAACTGATATGAATAATACGTTTAAACTCATTTTATTTTCTTGTTACAATGTTAGAAACCCATTCATGTCTGCAACTTGGTGAATGCTGACCATTAGGCTGAGTCCACCAACCGCCTCTCCTATCCCAAACAGAATAGCCAAGCCTTGCACTCATTTGCTCAATCTCTGATCTGGAATAAAACTTATTTGCCTGTAGTAGATATTTACAGAACTCTCTTGATGGATGAGCTGCTGTATCTCTCTGCCCAGATGGGATTGATTTTTTCCATTCATAACTGTACCTGATCAAAAACTCTGTTGTTTCTGGTTTTATTTTTTTAACTATATCCGCCAGAGGCTCAGTCAATTCTCTTACTATGATCACATTTGAATCTATTCCCTCACCTTGAATCTGCTCAGTTACCTTTAAATAACCTTTATCAGCAAGTAATCCCAAAACTCTTTTTACTGAACCTATATCCTCATTCAAAGTTTCAGCAATTACCTCTGGAGTGATTCTTTTATCCTTAGCAATCAAATCCAAAATATTAGATTGCAATTGAGATACATCAGCAAACAACTCAACATCACCAAAAAGATGTTTTGTTTTCCAAACATTAAACTCTCCTTTATCCTCTCCAAATTCAGTAAAAATCTTAAATTGATCTTGAAATTGTTGTGTATTAATAGGATTTGATGGATTTAAAATTTCCCCTCCCTCCTTAGGCTGTAGGCTTATCAATGCCCTCAATTCATTAGGAGTAAGTTGCTCAAGAACTTTATTAGCAACCAATGGACTAAGAGAATTAATAGCATCTATTACATCCTGATTTGTAGATGTTTGCTTAACTTCAATTGGCTTTAATCCTATTTTCTCTCTCAATTCATCTTTATCCATTATCTGCATTAATGTTGTTTCAGATAAATCAATTCCAACAGGTTCTGTAGGCATTATTTTTAAATCTTCAGCATAACCTGCATATCCTGCTAACATATTAAATGCAGACTCAAGAAACATTTGTTTTGCATTAACATATGTATTCTTGAAAATCTCATATCCATCTCTCATCTCTGTTCTTGTTCCCAACTGACCTGCAACCGCAATGCCAAAAATGGATGGGGTAGTTACCTGATGACCTGAGAATATGTTTGTTTGGATGAGCTGATCTACCTGTCCAAAATCCTCTTTAGTCAAATCTGACTGCCCCAAATCATCTACAATTGGCTTTCTGGATGCATCGTTTACAAAAGCCAACATATATTTAATCCCATCAGCTCCTGTGTAAGTGTTTTTAAACTTATTGTGAACAACTCTCTGTTCCTCAGGAGAAGGCTCTCCATTAGGGAGAGTAATGAGTTTACTCGCAGAAAACCCTGTTTTAGCATTTCCTAAAACGTGTTTAGAAACCTCAATATCAGATTCAATATAGTTAAGAGCTCCAAAGTATGAAGGCAGAGTATAAACTCCTCCGTTAGGTCTGTATTCCTTTAAGTAAAGGATTTGTTTTCCCTGTGGATTCTTTGGATTGAATGCAGGATAAACCTCATATTTCTCCTTAGAATCTTTCCAATCCTCCTTATACCAGAACTGAGTATTGTCTTTATTAGTCCTAAACTTGGTATAATCACAATGCCAAATCTCACTCACCTTTCCTATGCCCCAAATAACCTCCAAAAATGCCCCTCCAAAGAGTTCCATGTCCAGAGATACCTTTCTGGTCAGATCATCCAAAGATTCGCTCCTATTAGGCTGCTGAATGAATCCCTCTGCTGTTCCTGTCCAACCATTGCCTGTAATGTAATGCACCTTGTTTCTAACAATTGCATTATGTTTAGCAGATTTGTTAAATAGTTCAACAAGATAGTTTGGATAATCATTCCTATCTCCATATTGAATGTAGCCTTCGCCCTTTTTCTCCCTGTATTCAGGTTGTTTGGCTTCCGCAAATTGTACTAAAACGTAATTCATTCTCTTATTTTATAAGTGTCTGTTGTTGTGTATTCCGTAAATATGGTAGCCGATTGGTTTAACATCATAATTCCACTCTCCAACATATTCAATCCTGCAGGATTTGTGTTTGTTGGACTCGCCTGTTCATACACCTGATAATCCCATTGACCATTTAAGCTACTGCTAAAATAGTCATTTACTATGATTTGAAATTTATTATATCTATCCTTGTATTGGCTGACATCAGTATTATTCAGCTTTACAAATTTTACCTGCTGATTGCTACTTCTATTGGTAAACACAAACAAATAATTAGGACTCTGCAATAACTGCTTTTCAGTTAAAGTTAGATAAATAAATTGAGTCTGCCCTTTTGTTAACTGTATCATCTATTATAAATGCAGAAAACTCTGGTATTTAACAAAAATGCCCCACCTAAAAGGCAGGGCACATGAAAAACCGCACTATATATTATGAACCTGCAGTAGTCAATTGACCTGCTACAGTTGAGTTAACTTCAGGAGCGAGTTCTGGCTCTTTGCCTGTGAAGGTCAAAGTATAACCTGATCTATCTCCCTCTGCTGTACCTGATTGAGAAGAACCTGCTGTGATGTCAAGTCCTCTGGTTAAACCGAGATACCAATATTTATCGTTATTATCTTTAGCAACAGCTACCAAGAGATTTTTAGCTAACAACAAGATTTCGTTTCTTGTATTTGCCTGAAGTTTGTTAAGAACAATTGTCAATTCTTGCTGATAGAAAATTGTTCCATTCTCTACTGATGCATTAATATTCTCAACAAAACTTGAAGTAGCTTTCACCAACTCATACTTATAAAACCTCTTTCCAGAGTCTTTAGTAAGAGCAGTAACTACACCGCCTGAAACAGTGTAAGATGCCACATCTTGGGCTGCCATAAAGTAAACCTCCGTAATGCCTCCTAAACTGTCTTTACAGTCAAGGACATAATTCTGAGTGAGTGCACATGGCATATTAAAATAATTTTAACTGTTATAAAAAGGGGAGTTTTACCTCCCCATTAATTATGCAAGGATAAATTTCACAACTTCATCAGGGAATGCAATGTTCACACCCATCTTGAATTCAGATACGAAACGTACTTGGTCAGCCTCTTTTGCATAGAAGATTTCAAATTTTTCTTCCTCATTAAGCAAATCAGTTCCGAGGAACAAGTTGCTCAATCTCATTGCGTAAACCTTGTTAGTTCCGTTCAAACCTGCAACAGCTACAACTTTGATAGTAGTGCCTGGCAAAATGAACTCGCTATCAGCTTTAACATCAATTGAGTAGTGGAATTGGTTTGCATCTTTCAATGCAATAGTGTAAGTTCTGAAAACATCTTGACCACAGAAAATAGTCATGTCATCAGCAGCTACAACCTGTGCAGGGATAGCCTTGTAAACTCCATCGAAAATAGAGATTACGTTAGCTGAAGTGATTGAGCTCAAAGGAGCACCAGAGATATAAGTTGAACTGTTTGCAGCAACTACTCCAGATGCAGCTCCAATCAACTTAACCAAGCCATCAAAGCGAGAAAGATTAGCATTACCGCTATCGGTATCGCCCTGCCACAAAGCAGTTTCAAGTTGAGCAGCAATTCTCTTAGCTTTCTTCTCAGAAAACTCTTGCTCAAATGGGATTGAATCATACATTGAACCTGTAGGCAATGCCTTTTGGAGATATTTAGCTTCCAAATCTTTAGGGCAAAGAGCCTCGTTCACTTTAATTTTACCAACAGTTACTGTGCGTTGTGTGAAAGTAGTAGAACCAGATGCAGTAAAACCGCATGATGCACCACTTTGGAAAATCGCATCAGTATCCATGATGTTAATGGTTTCAGATGATTTAACACCAACCATTACATTACCTGCACTCTTTATCAAAGATGCAGTCTTAGCACCAAGCACACTTGAAGTTACAAGCAATGCCTCGTTTTGTTCTGTGTAGTCTGCAAGAGCAGCAACGTTAAAAGCCATTTTTGTTAATTTTTATTGTTTAAAATTGCGTTTCTGTATTTATTAAGTCTGTCAAACTTAATGTCTTTAGTAGGCTCAAATTTGAATGACTGAGGTTTCTGAATTGGATCAGCACTTGGTACTTTAGCCATTTCATCAATCAAATCTACAACCTGAGAAAACCCTGCCTTAGATTTAGCCTCAAGAGCTTCAATCTTAGCTGTCAGAGCTTCAATTAGTCCGTTAAATTCTGCAATCTTAGCAGAGAATTGATCTGCCATTTCTTGCATCTTTTTATCTTTTTCTGCCTCAACTTCAACCTCTGGCATATCAGCCTCAGGCTTTTCTGCAGCTTCGATTTCTACAATCTTACCTGCAAGAACAGAAATCTGTGATCCATCAGCCAACTGATGATCTCCATCAGGAGCGAATGATCCATTTTCAAGTTTAACCTCTCCACCAATTTCAAGAGCAGAAATCATAACCTTAGTTCCATCTGCCAATTGGTATTCAGCAAACTCAAGTTTTACCTCCTCCTGTGCATGAGCAGCTTCAGGCATATCCTCAAATAATGCCTTAATTTTCAGTATTGCGTCTTTTGCGTTCATACTTTATGTTTAAATGATTAATAAATAAATTAGTTATCACTTAAGGATGATAAAATTCTCTTTATCTCCTCAAGCATTTTCTGATCCTTAGATTTTGATTTGCTATATTCAAAGACTCCCTCAACAGAAAAACCTTTAACCTCTCCGTTCTTAACCTTCTCCCATGTTGCATCATCCTCAACCTTAAAAGAACCAAACCATGATCCATCAGGAGCATCCTCAAAACCTTTCATAGGAGCTACTCCTCTGTCTTTGTCTGAGATGAATGATTCAAACATAACAACTCCATCTACTTTTTTAGATGGATCGTGATCTATGTTTACATTAGCCTGATAACCTTTCTTGAAAAACTTTTGAGCAATTTTAAAAATAGTATCCTTGCTAAACATAACGTAGTAATCCCCATGAGTATCATCACTCCTAAAAATTGGAGTATCAGCCAACATGAGAGCTCCACTAATAATACGTTTATCCTCAGAAACGATTTCAAATTTAGCGTTTTCTTTAAAAGCATTCCAATTCTTTTGGATTGCAGGTCTGTCAACCAATGCAACAAAATTAACCTCAGCATCATCATTTAGATCATCTGAGATCATTAATTCAAATATTGGTAATTCCATGATTATAAATGTTTAAAATTTTAAATAATATCAACTTAGCCAAATCTCGCCCTTTGCCTGATTGCCTGTATCCTCTGTTGATTAGTAGTCATATCTGTTTCAATAACATATGCTCTAACCGCCTGATTACCAAGAGCATTAATAGTAGCCTGATTTAATGATGTTAATTGAGCCTGTGGAAGTGCAGGTGCTAAAGGAGCTTGACCTGTAGGTGTTGGGAATGATAATGCACCTCCTCCTTTTACTGTACCTAATATTTGTTTCGCCTTAGCTGCTGCAGTTAAAATAGCCAATACCTGAGTAGAATAAAATAAAGGAAAAGCAAAAGGTGCTGCAGGGCCAGTTCCTTTAGCTCCCTCTTGTGCAATAGCTAAACCTCTTGTATATCCGTTTGCTACATCTAATGCTATACTCGCAAGAGCAGCAGCTTTTCCTATAGCAGTACCTCTGTCAAATAAAAAACCTATAGCCTCTAAATAGTTTTTTTGAATAGTGTATTTAGCTTCTTCTACAACTTCTTTATTTCTACGATCCTTATCATATAGATATTTTTGTAGCTCTACCTCTGCCTCCGTTTGATCTGCATATTTTTCAGCCTGAGCAACTCTCCAATCAAAAAGTTCTTTTTCTTTTCTTTTAGTTTCATCTATTAGAAATTTCTGTAATTCTATTTCTGCATTTGTCTGATCTTTTAATTTTTGTATGTGAGCTACAAAATCATTATATTCTTTTTCTCTCTTTTCTTTAAGAGCTTTATTCTGAGCCTCTCCAAGTAATCTTATTCTTTCCTGCTCCTCAAAATAAATAACCTTTCTTTCTGTTCTTAATTCCTCAAGTTTATCATATTCCTCATCAGTTAATTTGCCATTAACTTTACCCCTCATTTCCAATAACTTAATCTCATTGTCTATT